TCGAGGGGCTACGAAGGCTGAGATACGCTTCATAAAGGATCAATTGGCCCAACTAAGGGCCGATTTGAAGGACATCGGAACAGCTTTAGATTCTCTCCGAGACTTCAAAACTAAGGTTTTAGCGTATGCTGGGTTGGCAGCAGCGGTCGCTACTTTTGGGATTCAGTTCATAATGGAGCGCGTTTAACAAGCGTGATGACTCATGGCAGACTCAACTGGATTCATCGCGATGGTTGTGAGATGGTTTTGGCGTTCACCTGAATATAAATCCAAAAAGAAGTCAGCCATCACAGATGTGATAGAACGGGTGGCTCAGGCCGAGGAACGCTTGGTGACAGTCGAGGATGCCACCATCAACTTCACGACTGCTGCATTGAGCCCGGAAGACCGTGCCGAGTGGGAAGAGGCGAACGCAGAAGATGAAGAAGATTGGTTTTAGTGAAGGAGTAAGAATGTGGGAAGTATCATCAAAGCAATCCTCGGGTTCATCTGGAACCTCGTCACTCAAGACAAACATGCGAGTTCTGCTGAACTTGCTGATGATGATGACCGCTCTTGGATGCGTAAGCGGCTGCGGGACCATTGGAACGACGGAAGTGGTCCTCGTCCCAGAAAGCGTTGACGTTGACGGGGTCCCCTACGTAATCATCAGGCTGGGTGAGGACATCCGAGCCCATGTATACGTAAAAAAAGATGGCAAACTAATAAGGTCTGCCAATAAAGTTACCATACACCAAGGTTGGCTTCTCATGCCGCCGAGAGTGAAGTAGATACATAAACCCTTATCTGGAGATACTTATGAAACCGGGATTTCGCACAACTGAGTTTTGGGTCACGACCTGTGCATGTTTAGTTGGACTTCTCATTAGCTCTGGTGCTTTTGAAGAGACGGGCATGGTCATGAGAGGCCTTGGATTAGCAGCAGCCGCCTTAACAAGTGCAGGCTACAGCGTATCGAGAGGAATGGCTAAGAAACTGTAATGGAAGCATCGAGAGAAGAACTACTTGAGGAGCTTCATAAGCTCACGACACAAGAACTGATTGACAGAATCCAAGGGGGTGAGGCATCCCCTGCGGACCTTAGCGTTGCTGTCCGGTTCTTGAAGGACAACGGGATCGAGTGTGGGAGGAACGCCTCCCAGCCCTTGTATAACCTTGCAGACATTGTTCCTTTCCCAACAGGGACGAAGGATGATGCGGCAGGGACTGCCTAAACTTGAGAGTACCAGACGAGCTACAAGACTTCAGGAACTTCACCTACCTCGTCTGGGACTTCCTTGGGCTCCCTTCCCCTACCCCAGTTCAGAATGACATCAGCCTGTTCTTGCAGAACGGGCCACGTCGCCGCACTGTCTGTGCCTTCAGAGGTGTCGGGAAGAGCTTTTTGACCAGTGCGTATGCAGTCTGGCAGCTACTCCTCGACCCCCAGAAGAACATACTGGTGGTGTCTGCGTCGAAGAGCAGAAGTGATGACTTCTCCACGTTCACCCAGCGACTCATCTGGGAAATGCCCATACTGGCTCACCTGAAACCCTCAGAGTTCCAACGAACATCTAAAATAGCCTTCGATGTAGGCCCAGCAGCGGCTGCACATGCCCCGTCGGTCAAGTCAGTGGGCATCACCGGGCAGCTAACGGGGTCCCGTGCCGACCTGATAATCAGTGATGATGCTGAATCCCTCAATAACTCAGCCACAATGGGTCAGCGGGAGAAACTCGGTGAGTTAGTGAAGGAGTTTGAGGCAATCATCAAGCCCGGCGGGGAAATCGTGTTCTTAGGGACCCCTCAGACGGACGCAGGGAGCCTTTACCACGCCCTCCCATCCCGCGGGTATACCACACAGATTTGGCCTGCGAGATACCCCTCCAAGAAGCTCCTACGGCGTTATGGAGACACCATTGCGCCCCTCATTTCAGACAAGCTCGAAAAGGACCCCTCATTGGAGGGGGCCCCAACAGACCCCATGCGCTTCTCAGAGATCGAATTAGCCGAGAGAGAGGCCTCGTATGGACGCTCTGGGTTCAGCCTACAGTTCATGCTCGATCCGTCCCTTGAGGACTTTGGACGTTTCCCACTCAAACTGGCTGACCTGATCGTCATGGACATAGACCCCAAAAAGGCCCCAGAGAACATCATATGGGGAGGAACGAAGGAGTATGTGATACCAGACATACCCAACGTGGGGTTCCAAGGGGATCACTTTCATAGACCCATGGCTATTGATGGGGAGTGGCTGAACTACACCGGATCAATTGCCTGTGTTGACCCAGCCGGACGAGGAAAGGATGAAACGTCGATCTGTATTACTAAGGTTCTGAATGGTTTTATTTACGTTCAAGAATGCACTGGTATGGCTGGTGGCTACAGTGAAGCTGTTCTCGAAAAGATCGCTCACGAAGCCAAAGCCCATGACGTAAGCCTTGTCCTCGTAGAATCTAACTTTGGGGATGGGATGTTTACGGAACTTCTCAAGCCGTATCTCAGGAAAATCCACCCCGTGGCTACCGAAGAGATCCGTCATAACATCCAAAAGGAGCGCAGAATCATTGACACGCTTGAGCCAGTAATGAATCAACATCGACTATGCATCTCTCCAAAACTGATCCAAGACGATTACGAATCCACCAAACATCTCCCACCAGAGAAACAGAATAAATACAGACTGTTTTACCAAATGTCGAGATTATCTTCTGAACGTAACTCACTCGTTCACGACGATAGGCTTGACTGCCTCGCAATGGCCGTGGGGTACTGGGTGAACGCCGCAGGTATAGACGCTAAAGAACAGATGCGACATAGACAGGATGAACTCATGGAGGATGCCCTGAACGACATCATGAACACCTCCTCGTTCGGGGGGAAGCCAAAAAAGAGGACTTGGATGTGAAAGGCAAACAGCCGACAACCATCCTCGTAGGGGTTCAACGCTACACCGTCAAATACTCAAAGTCCTTGGAAGACTTCGGTGACTTCGACATGAGTACCGGGGAGATTAGAGTGCAGGCAGGGCTACCACCCGTGTCAAAGGCCTCCACGTTGCTCCATGAGATCCTTCATGCCGTGGCCGATACCCTCGGGGGAGGACTCACAGAAGGACAGGTCAGGTGCGTGGAACAGGGGCTCTCCATGGCAATTCAAGACAATCCTAAGCTGTTCAGGGGCATTATCAGGGACCTCCAGATCCCAAAATAACCGGGGTCATAAGAATAGACGTATCCCTGAGTTATGAATACCCTATGTAGTAGAGAGATGGTAGGGGTGAGAGAGTGCCTCTATAAGACTAGAAGATCCCCCTAAGTCAATGCTCACTGAGTACTGAACTAAGGAGGAGAAAGACAAAGAAGACCACCCCCCGTGGCCCTTGAAAGGGTCTATTAAACTTATAAGATACGCCGTGGCTTGTCGATTCTCCCCACTCGCTGTGTTGTAGCAAACCCACAGCGAGGCATAGGCAAGCACGGTGGAGCCTCGGAGAGTCGTTGCTGTCTCCCTTCGAGGCTCCTTTTACACATCAAAGCCTTTCAGGTTCCGCTCATTGCTCCTATCAGCCGTGGGCCCCCACCGGAACTTGTTGGGCTTTTTTTAACGCAAAAATCTGAGGGGGTATAAAAGAGCGCGCGGTGCATCCTGCCCCCCGGCACCCCTCCTCGACCTTCGGTCGAGACCCCCATGTGCTAGAACGCCGATTTGATGCATCCCGGCAAGGCGCAGCGGCACGGCTCACGGCACATTCAGAGACGATGCCACCCCACCCCTGCCGCAGGTCACGTTCAGGGCACCTCGCATCGGATGGTCAGGACGATGCAGCAGGTCAGGGCTGGTCAGGGCTGGTCAGGGCTCGGTCGCTCGGCAGGATTTGTCACTGGCTCTGCTGATCCACTCACTCATCCTCATTTTTCTTTGCTATCTCCATTTTTTTATCTCGCAGCCTGTGGGGCCTGAGCCCTGAACCTGAAGGGCACCAGAAGAAACATGGCACAAAGATCGGAGCAGGCCTTGCGGACTGTCCGAGGTTCATGGCATACTCTGTCTCGGTCGGTTTGGTTTTCAACACGGGAGACAGCAATGAGCAGAACACGCAGCATCGCAGCAGTGGCAGGCTTCGCAGCCTTGACCTTCGCAGCATCAAAAGCAGGCCTCGATGGCCTGACCTTCGGCCTCATCGACAACGGTGTCTTGATCGCTGGAGCCTACCTCGGCTTCGACCTTGGTGAGCGACTCGGCGCGGGCAGGGGCCGTCTTGGTGCCGTCCTCGGCGCAGGCATCGGCAACACAGTTTCTGACGGGCTCGGTGCCCTGATGGATCCAACCATGGCATCAGCGGTCGTTGGGATAGCAATGGGCTGTCTCCTACCCCTGATCCTCATTCCGGCCTGCGAGTCAATCGCAGATGCCATCAACAGCGACAAGGAGACAGCATGAACCACAAGGACACCACCAGCATCGACGCCATCGACCATGACGCAGGGTGCCAATTCGGACTCTACCCCACATCAATCTGCCAATGCTCTGCCGGACATGATGAGCGTGTTGCTCGGATCGCGGCTGAAAAGGACGCAGCCCACCAAGCCGAGGACGGCATCCTCAGGGTAGGAGACTTCGTGATGTGGCGTGGGGGGTTCGGCAGGGATGAGGCCCAGCCAGCCAAGGTCACAAGCATCACCCTGACCGAGGAGCCCCGTGAGAAGTACGGCAAGGATGTCGCAGCGGTGGCATGGTCAATCGTCGAGGAGAACAGGGTCACGGTGGGCATCGACGAGACATCGT